CCGGGAAATGGGTAAGGGATAACGTCTCTTCTCCAGTGAAGTCGAGCCCGACTGATTCGACCTGGTAGTAGTAATTGTAAAACCATGGCGCATCTCCATCGGCTTCGACTCTCAGGTAGACCTGCACCACGTCGCCCTCTTTGATCCGGCCGGTTTGGCTGCCAGTCCGAAGCTTCACTGTTGCTGTATGCCCAGTCAGCACCCGCCGCGCATATTCGTAGCTGCCGGCCCTAGAGGCGTGCAGCTCGCTGGTGCAGAACTGCGAGAGGTCGCGCTGCTCCGGCTTGTCCGTCCCGTTGCTCGTTCCGATCGGCAAGGTGCGAGGCACCGCGATGTCAGTCTCATCTGCCTGCTGGCGCCAGAGCACATTCAGGATCGGGGCTCGCCTGACGCTCGCTTCGACGTTGGTGCGCTGGAACGAATCGGGCTTGATGATCCGCTCATCCAGCAGCCAGCGGGGCTCGATCGGATCGGTGATGATGCTGCCGTCCGCGTTAGCCGGTAGCAACGGCCTCAGCCCATACTTGCCTCCTACCCTCGTTTCCCGCAGCAGGAAGAAGGGCAGGATCCTGATCACGAAATCGCCCAGGTTGGCCGAATCCTCGAATAGCCCGTTGCACCACAGACCGTTGGCCTCCACAAACTTGGCCGCGGCAACCATGGAGTCCATGTCGATCATCGCCAGCGGCACCCTGGAGCTGCGCTGCCATGCCCACAGCACCAGGTCGGCGATGTTGTCAGAGGCGCCGGCTACACCATCCGCCAGGCGGCCCCGCTCGATCGTCATGCCCTCGCGGACAAAGAAGTTCCAGGCGGTCTTCCACTCGTCGGAATCATGGTGGAATGTGGCCCCAGCTTCGATGGTACTGATACCGCTGTAGTTGCCGCCGCCGCCGGTGTAGTGGGGGAAAATCGGCGTCACTCCGCCGTGGCTTGTGGCGAAGTTGCCGGGCGTCCAGTTGCCAGCCCGTTTGCCGTAGTTCTGGCTGAAGCTGCCGATCCGGCTCTCACCATTCCTGGCATCGCGCACCTGCACGGAACCGATCTGGCCTTCGCCCAGCACCATGTGATAGCGGCTGGTGACGGTGCTGTTGGTGTTTTCGAACCGGGCTTCAGTCGCTGGCGGGAACACCAGCACACCGCCCACGGTTCCGCGCCGCCGACCGAACACAACTGGGATCGGCTCACCTATCACCATGGCCCGCTGCGGCACCCGGAGCGGTGAGTTGCCGGCGGCGGCAGCGGACTTGGCCGGTGGCGGCAGCTGGCCGGTGGCAGGGAGCGCAAACGACAGGGCCCTGCTGCCGGATGGCACTCCGATTGAAAATGCTGGCCCCTTGTAGCTGCCGTCTCCGGCAGATGTAATTGACCCGGAACTGCGACCGCTGCCTACTGCATACCGGCGGCTGCCGTCAGGGTTGAAGGTTTGAAGCGCGTAGCGAACGGTGTCGGTCATAGCCGGCAGGGCACCCCGATCAACTCGGTGGTAGCCGAGCGCGGCGGGAACTGCGCGCCGATCGGCGACAGGGCCGAGCCGAGTTGAATGGTGCGGCTGGTCAGTGTGCCGCTGCCGCCGATCGCCTCGCCGACCGTCGCCGCGGCCACGGTGAAAGCGGTCGGGATCCCAGTGTCTCCAGCTACTTCGTCAAAATCCAGGACCGTGATCCAGCACAGCCAGCGCTCAGCCAGCGCCCGCTCGAACAGGTCGTGGTTTTCCCTGGTGGCCGGCATCGTGATGGTGGCCTGCTCACCCTGGCCCTGACCGCTCACCAGCCCTGACCAGCTGAGCTGCCGGTAGGCCCACTGCACCCCGCCGAAGGTGATGATCTGGTTCATCCACTGGGTCTGCCAGCGAGCGAACATCGTCCCGGCCCCATCGCCCAGCTCGATCAGTGCCACCTGTGCCCTGGCCATCAGGAGCCCCTTAGGGCGAGACTGGCGCCTGGTGTGCGCAGCGCCCCCAGGATCCCATCGGCCAGGGTTTGCATGCCGGCCTGGAAGTCGCGCATGCTCACGGTGTCAGTGCCATCGGGCAGCTGGTAGACCGGGCCGGTTTGGATCGGGATCGTGATGCCGGTGGGCACACCGCCCCCACCGGCCGCGACCCGCGTGTGGTCGATGATCGTCTCGCGGGGGTGCACCATCGCCATGAAGCCGCCGCGGCCATCGAGTCCGCCGGATCTGGGGGCGTTGCCGGTGTAGCCGCCGCCCTCAAAGCTGGGCACCTGGACTGCGCCAAACGTGGGCAGGGTCGGCAACCGCAACCGGGCAGCCACGTTGTTCACGTTGCTGATCATCTGATTGATGGCACCCAGAAAGCCGTTGATCACGCTGGCGGCAAAGCTGAGCACGCTGCGCAGCACATTCTTGATCCCACCTGCAGCGATCTCGAACGGCTTTGTCAGCGCAGAGGCCACCCTGCCGACGGAACTGCTCACCCAGTCCCACACGGCGCTGAGGCCGGTGCGGATCGTAGTCGCAATGGCGCCGACCACTGCGCTCACCGCAGCACCGACCGCCTTGCCAACGTCGCCGATCACCTTGCCGATGTCGTCGCGGAAGGTGTAGAGCAACGCGCCTACCGCCACCAATGCAGCGCCGATCAGCAACGGCCATCCAACGATCGCAGCGGCGAATGCACTTAGCGCCGCGGCCAACGGTCCCAGCGCGCCGAGCCAGCCGGCAATCGTCGCACCGATGGCCAGCCCTTGGAAAGCGCCCAGCACCGTGAGCACGCTGGCGACAATGGGGGCCAGCACGGTGAAGCTGATCGCCAGCAGGGCCAATCCGCCGACGATTGCCTGGATGGGTCCAGGCAGGCTGGCGAAGCCATCGACCACTACCGTGAGCAAGGTGGCCACAGCGTCAAGCGCTGGCAATAGCGCCACAGTGATGCCAGCAGCCAAGGCGCCGACCTTGCCGCCAAGGGCCGCCAGCTTATCGTTGTACTCGTCGGCCTTCTTGGCGAAAGCGCCGGTCATTTTGACGCTGAGCGATTCGATGGCGGCGCCACCTTCATTCAGCATCGGGATCATTTCGGCGCCGGCTTTGCCGAACAGCTGCATCGCCAGCGCTGTCTTTTCCACGCCATCAGGCATGGTCTTAAACTTGTTGGCGATCTCGAGCGTGACCTGATCGGCAGTCTTCAGGTTGCCGGCTGCATCCTTGGCGCTTACCCCCAGCGTCCTAAGGGCGTCGGCCGTGGGTCCCTTGCCTGTCTCGGCAGCTTCGTACATGCCCCTGCTGAGCCTGCCGAGAGCCTTGCCCACGCTGTCGATGTCGGTGCCACTGGTGGCTGCTGCCCTGTTGAATCGGGCCAGGGATTCCACACTCACGCCGGTGCGTTGGCTGAGATCGTTGAATTTGTCGCCCGCCTCGATCGTCTTGCCCACCAGCGCCGCCAGGCCGCCCACGGTGGCCACCGGCGCCAACGCGCCCAAGGCCCCACTGAGTGGACCGATCCTGCTGGTGAGGTTGTGCGCGGCGCCCTCCACCTGCCTGAACTTCCCCTGCAAAGCCGTGATCTGCTCGCCACCAGTGACCTTGGCGGCAATCCTCAGCAAGGCATCCATGTTCATGGCCATCAGCTCATCGCCCCCCGGTTCAGGATTTCGGCTTCGATCACTTGCACGCCTTCCACGACCTTGCCGAGGTTTTCGACTGAGTACAGGTTACCGATGCCGATCAGCTCGGAGTAAACGAGGCCGGTCCGCTGGCCGTTGTCTGTGCGCCACTGGGTCTGGCATCGCATGAACAGCTCGACAGCCGGCCAATTCTCGGGCCAGACATCAAACACCTTCGGGGCCTGTGATCCGATCAGCTCGGCCGCGGCCTCAGCAGACAATCCCAGGGCTTCGGCTTCTTGCCTCAGTCGCTCAGTGTCGTTCGGCCCTGCGCCGCTCAGCCAATGCCGCGCGGCGCCTTGGAGTTTCCCCGCTTGGCTCCTTCCAGGCTTTCGGCCCATGCGTCGCACACAGCCTTGGCCACGCCCTGAATCCGCAGGAACTTGTCGACTGCGGCAGCGGTGAAATCCACCGGCTCGCCGTCGTCATCGGTCACATCAGCCCAGCCCACCAGCACCTCGGCCGCGATAGTCCGATGGTTGACGCCCTTCAGCTCCGGATCGTCCTCGCCACGCTTCAGGAGCGCCGCCCGCCTGGCCGATGCCACCAGCAGGTAATCGATTCGCTCTTGATCCACGAAAGCAAACTCGGCGGTGAAACTGTAGCTTTCGTTTGCCAGCTTGCCAGCCACCTTCCATTCGTAACTGGTGTCGTCTGAGAGCTTGAACATGGAATGCCGTGGGGTAAGGGATCAGGTGTAGACCAGGGTCATTTCGTCGCTGGTGCCAGGCGTGTGGATGGCCACGAACGGCAGGGTTAGCATCGCCACGCCATTGGCGTCCGCAGGGGTCGGCGGCCCGAAGTTAGCGTATGGGATGTTCACCTGCACCCTGTTACCAGCCACGGTGCCATGGGTGAAGCTGATCGCGCCAGTGGTGCCGGCAATGGCGAGCGCATAGAAGTCCTTCGTTGACAGTGCATCGGGCCGCTCAATGGTCAAAGATCCGTCCACCATCCGATCGGTGATCCTCACCGACTGCGTGCAGCCAGCGTGGTTAAAGAAGTTGATCTCGTTGCCCAGGTTGATGCTGCAGCTGCTCACGCAAGCCGGCAACCCCGCCACCGTCACCGTAGGGGTGTTGACGGCACCGAAATCGACCGGAGCCGCCTGGTTGGTGTAGGTCGGGGTCGGGAAGGCAACGTCTGTAGGCGCGTTGTAGATGCCTTGAAAGCTGAAATTGATTCGCGGGTAAGCGCCAATCTCAAACACCAGTTCAGCGTTGCCTCTGCCGCCGGTGCCAAGGTGTCGGTTGCCATCCCAGTTGTGGTTCAGGCTGACTGAATCAGTTACTGGAGTCACCAGCGAGTAAGTGGTCGTCGAGGAAACGGTCGTCTCGGCAAACCCAACCGCCCGCAGCAGCGGGGAATACTTGGGCGCCGTGCCGGCAGTGCCGGAGCCAGCCAGCTCCACGCCGAACTCGATGCCCATCTTCCGCTGTGCGATCACCCTGGAGCGGATCCGCCCAAACCCAGGATCAATCACGCCGCGCTCCAGGATCTCACCGTCAAGCGGTGTCAGGTTTGGATCCAGGACCAGGATGGCCTCAGGGCCGGCCGGGGCGCTCGATGTCCCGTAGGTCGATTCGATCGCCACCATCAGCAGTTGGCGTTTCGTTAATGCCATTGGTGGCCTCGGTGGGTTGAGTTGAAACGGTGGACGCGGGCTCTGTTCTGTTGAGCAAGACCAATTCGCCCTTCCTTAGAATGTAGGAGCCGGACTGGGTTGGTAGGGGGGGAGTTGCCACAGATCTCAGGAGGTGAGGTCGGACAGCTGTGTCCTATACCTCAAAGTGTAGGAACAGCGCAGCACACCGATCTCTCCGCTCTCCGCGTCCCACACGCGGCCCTGTGGGTAGCAGTGGATCACGTTGAGACCGGCGAACGTTTCAGCCATCAGGCGGCTGTGCGCATCCACCCGGACTGGATCGGCCAGGGTGGATAACGGTGCACCGCTGATCAGCACTTCGACGGTAAAGCCAAGATCGGTGTTGATCTTGCAGTTGGAGATCACCTCGTCGCTCTCGCTGCTTGGCTGAAGCACGATGCAGGGCATCTCATTCCTGGCGACTGCTTCCCAGCGATTACGGAACACCCGGCCGTTGACGCCCGCGGTTGGGGCCAGTGCCGCCTCGATGGCCGCCAGGATCTGCTCAGACATGCTCAGTGTCATGGCCGCGGCTCCTCATCAGGGATGGCATCGGAGTAGCGGCGCCGGGTGTGCCTCAGCATCCGCCCAGCGGCGGTGATAGCGCCCTGGGCAGGGCTGGGCACCAGCACACCCAGGGCCCAGTTCCAGCGACTTTCGCACGCCTGATGCGGCGAAGGCGCCCGGAGCTCACAGACGCCGAGGTAGGCAGCCAGCATCCCGG